TAATGTTTAATTTTTGACTAAAATAAGTAGTGCCAGCATTTCTGTCAGAGACTACATCTTGGTCAAAAGTATTGTCTACTCCTTTTAATTCATATTTATACAAGACATCTACATTCGTAATTGCTGTAATCATATCTGTATTTGTAGCGTCGTACGTTATATCTGCTCGAGCTATTTGGTAGTTAATGAAGTAAACTGCTTTAAGACCTCCAACTTGGTCTTTGCACTCTTCTAATCTACCTTTTGCAATATCACATGCCATGAGTTTATAGTTTTAATTAGTTATAAAAAAAGGGAGGAGTATATCCCCTCCCCTAGTATTGAAATTTAGCTAGTTATTAGTTAGCTGAATTAGTGATTCCGTATGTTACGATGTCTGAAACTGAATGGTAATTAACAGCGTAAGCAGCTCTCATTATGATTCTTACGTTGTCTGAACCGTCAAGATTTTTCATGTCCAAAACCGAAATTTCATTTGTGTCATTTAACAAACCGCAACCGAAAAACAAGTTAGAAGTTTGAGCAGCTAACATTTGGTTTGCAGTTAATCCGTTTGCTACGAATACAGGAATACCATCGAATGTTAAAGCTCCGTTGTTATACCATTGTGTACCTTTGTTGTCAGTACCATTGTTAGATGTTGCAGCAACTGAAAAACCACCTAATGCACGAATATAGAATTTAGCAGCAGCTTGAGATACGTATAATTTCAAATCTTCTTTACCATATACAGCAGATGGTATCGCAGTCACCAACTTTCCAAGCTCCTCAACAATATTACTAGCGGAAAGGGTTGTACCGGAAATTTCATTTGCAGCAGGTAATGCAGCATCAGTAGTTAACAAAGTCATGATACCATCAATTTGACCTGAAGTAGCAGTAGCACCATTCCAAATTGAAACCTCAATAGAGTTAGCAACTTTTTCAGCAACATAAGCTAATAAGTAATCAGCAAAAGATTTAGCTAAAACTTTGTTAGCAGAGAATCCCATCTCCTCAGATTGCCAAGATTGTAAATGGTCTTTTTTACATAATTGTAAATTTACTTGGAAAGGCTCTAAAGTTAAGAATCTCTCTGTAATTGTAACTGTAGAAGTTGCACTGAAATCACAGCTGGCATCTTTTAAAAGCCCGTCAGTCAGTAATTTATGTAATACCGCTTTGTATGCGATGTTAGGCATGATAGTCATACCACCGTTTGCTAATGTGTTACCGCTTAAGATAGCAGCTTTTACCCACATTTTGGAATCTTGACCAGCATACGTAGTCGTCAAATTTGTAGTTGTAGCCATTTTTTTTTATTTTTTATTTAGTTAATATTATGCTTCTGAAGCCCAAACACCTTGTCCGTCTTCGATAAACCATTTTGTTAATGCGATTGCACGTAAGCGTACAAAGTCTCCTAGTTTAGCAGTAGCTTTTGTGTTAATCCAATCTTTATTTACTGTACCACTTGCTGTACCATCTGCAGCAGCTGTAGAAATACGACCGTTAATACCATCCGCTGAAGCTGGAGATAAAGTAATAATGTTATTACCATTTGCTCCTGTGTTTCTAAATACAAATTCCATACCTAAATTATCGGAATCAATAAGTGGTAAAGTCATTACCAATGCATCTGTAGCAATGTTGAAATCTTGTCCAGCATCTGCTTCAGTATACGTTACGGATGCAGTTACTGTATTTTGCGTGCGTCTTGCACGCAATACTTCGTTTGATGTGTTTTCTATTACAGCCATTTTTTATTTATAAATTGTTTCTAAAATTGAATCTCTAATCCCTTTTGCTTTACCAGGTGTTAAGTCAACATGCTCAACTGTTTGAGAATTCTCTGGGTTGAACTGAATTGGTTTAGGCTCTTCTGCAAGCTCTACAACTGAATCAGTAACTTTAGAAAGCTCTACAATTTTAGCTTCTAACTCTGCAATCTTTTCTTCCAATGCGGAGAAATGTTGCTCTTCAACTTGTGAACGAACGATTTTTTTTACTTTCGTTTGTTCAGGTGTTTTCTCAGCTTCAACAGGCACTTCTGTTTCTGCTTCTGCAGGATTCTCTTCAGCAGGCAAAGCTTCAACGATAGAGTCTATAACTCCATCCTCTTTTACTACTAAGATTTTACCATCTTCAAGCTCATATTTACCAGCTTTTAATGGTACGGATTCAGCGTCAGGAACTACGATAAATACGTTTTGTCCTGGCTCAAACATATCAGCTTCAATAGTCGTTTGACCATCTGCTAATACTTGGTCTTCCAACTTCGTATCTAAAACTTCAGGCTCAATACCTGTAAGTTCAATAAGAAAGTTTTTAACCTTTTTTAAAAGTGTTTCTTTTTCCATACTTTATTAACTTATTATTAATTACTTTGTTTTAAATTACCCTCTAGAAGTAGTAATAACTCTTTCATTTCCATTAACTTGGATGGTTGCTAAACCTTGTGCGATATCACTTCCAAATCCTTGTGCGTATAGTTCTCCATTGCAGTTTTCTGGTGAGTAGTTTCCGTCTTTACCTAAGCATCCTCTCTTGCCACCTTTTGGTGACGCATTTGCCATTGTCGCTTTTTTTGCCATTATATTTCAGTTATGATTACATTTAAATGAACCAAAGTAACATTGTTTGAACTTTGATTTTTTACCCATACTTCAACATAGTCATTTACATCTAAATTTACTATTGTTTGTATGTGAGTTGTTGATGCTTTGCCACTTGATGAACAAGTAACGTCCATTTCACTAGAATCTACTATTATTCCATTTTTATAAAATGCGAAGTTTAGTATATTATTATTTCCACTTGTAACAGAAACGGATGCTTCTAATTTGCAGTTTCGATTAGTATTTAAATTTGTTATTCTATTATTTGTATGTTGGAAATTATCGTTATAAAGTCCTAGCGTAGTAGTAGTAGTTAATTTATAAAAGTTAGTTGTCGTAATAGTCGTTACGCTAGTCCCTAAATGGTCGTAATAATTTAGAAATGAATTGAATTTACTTCTTAATATTCTGCGTAATTCATCTGAACCATCGTCAAAGTATAAATAGTTTGTAGACTCAATATGTGTCGAATCTTTATATCTTACATAATGCGGATATAAACTCATAGTTTTTCTAGTAAGTCTTTAATCTCATTTAGTACGTCTTCTTGCATTTCTAATTGCTCTAATCCATCGTATTTACCTTCTATACTAAACCCATTAAACTTACCCTCTTTAATCCCTTGATAAACTTCTTCATTGTAAACTTTCATCTTGACAACCCACGATCCAATAGGAGCATTAAGTTTGTAGATATTAGATTTATCATTCTTACTATCTTCAACTATCCATGACTCAATTAAAGCAACACCATCCACGTTTTCTGCATGGTCTACTGTTACGTTATTTCCGTACAATTTCTTCATGTAAAGTTCTTGTGTTTTAGCAATTGTTTCAGCACTAAATGATACAGTAAATTCTTTATCTTTTATTCGTCTTAAAATCTTCTTTTCAGGAACTAATGCAAGCCCAATGACCTCACGTTTATTCTCGTCAATAACTTTCATTTCAACTTCCATTTCAGAAAGCAAAATAAAATCTTCCTCAATAGCAGGCCTATCAACAAAACTAATTGCGAAGACACCTTGTTCTTGCTCGTCTTTAATTGTTAGTTCAATGTTCTGTAGATTCTTCATATTATTATAACTTATAAGGTTGCATTTTGTACTTTTTTCTTATCTAACATTTGTTGCGTAGTCACGTCTGAACCTACAACATACGCTTTAATTGGTGGTTGATTTAATTGAGCTAATTGCGTTTGGTTTTGGTTACCTATAATATTAAAGTTAGGTGTGATAGCTTGATTGTTATTTCCACCTGTATTACTTGGTGCGTTTGCAGCTCCTCTTGCATTAAATGAAGACTGTTCTAATTGTCTAATCATTACAGCACCACCAGCCGCAGCGATGCCAGCTTGTGCAAAACCTAATATAGGACCACCAATAGCATTACCACTTTTAAAAGCTCCAATTGTTGCACGGATAGTATCTATAATAGCACCTGCAATGTTAGCAGCTTTCTGAATTTCAAACGCTCTCTTTTGTTCTTTCTCTGACTCACCCGCAAATGCAGTCGCTAAATTTCCTATTGTAGATAAACCATTTCTAACAATATCATACTTTGCATCTTGTAAACTATTTAGTCTTTGTTTTTCTTTTTCAGCATCCGCATCTCTTTGTGCTTGTTCTTTATCAAATATCTTAATTCTTTCCTCTGCAGTTTTATTATCAATATCTAATTCTTTATCCCTGTTTTTTTGATAATTTTCAAGATTATCTTCACGCATTTTTTGACCGCGTTTTAAAAATGCGTTTTCTGCATCTTCTTCTTCTTTCCTGCGTTTTTCTTTTTCAGCTTTTTCAGTATCATCTATTGCTTTTTGTGTAGCTTTTCTTTCATCAGATGCTGTTTTATCGATTGCTTTAATTGCTAATTCAAATCCAGCTTTATTATTTTTAAGTTCGATTAAAGCGTCCGTTTGTTGTTTCTTTACAACTGCAATTTCTTTTGCTGTTTCTTCTGGGTCAAATACAAGGTTTGCAATGCCACCAAATAACTTATCATTTAATCCAAAATCTTTACCTAATACATCTCCTATGTCATCAATAGTACGAAGTAAATAAGATAAAGGCAATGACAAGAATTGTATTACTCCAGAAAGAATTTCCTTATTTCTTTTAGACGCTTCAATTTGTGCTAGTGCAGTAGTAGCATTATTTTTAATTTGAACCTCTGCCGCTTCAATAGCTTCCTGTGTAGCTTTTACTTTTAAATCTAAAATATATTTTTCAGATTTACCTTGTAGCTTTAATATGTTTTCTTGTTTTTCAATAGCTGTTAACTTAGCTTTTTGAACGTCAAGATTAGCTTGTGAATCTACATTTAATTTATTTTGTTCTTCACTTACACCACTTACAGCCGCTTTAATATCATCCCAATATGCTACAATAGTACCCAATGCAACTACAAATAACCCTATTCCTGTAGCTGCTAATCCTGTTTTTATTCCTTTTAAAGCATTACTAGCAACTGCACCTAATTGTCTAAATGAGTCACGTGCTTCACCAAGTCCTTGTAAACCTTGTGACAATGCC